ATAACTGGTATGTACCAGGTTTCTGCCAATCACTTAATCGAACTCCCATCTTAAAAAGCCACTGTATAAACTTGTCGCTTTCTACCGGCTTGAGCTCAATTAAGTAATTAGCAAATTTTACAAAACCAATGTAATCAGAGCTGTTAACGAAATCATCTACTGTCTTTGGTTTTTTAGTCTGAGGACTAACATACTTCATGAAGTCTGTCCAAACACTAAAGGCAATGCGACTGGCAGGATCGTCTTTGCTCATCCATCTGCGTTTTTTCTCACACATATGACTGCTCAAAGTACGCTCCCTAGTAAAAGATTTACCACAAAACTTACATTGATAATCTTGCATCATGTTATTTAAACAATTCCTTGAGTTCTTTATTACCCATGTTTTGAGTGCGAGCTATGTCCTCAAGTACATCTTTACTATTAATTTCCCTAAACAGCTCAATTTCCTCTGTGCCCAACTGTGGAAACTTTTCAATTAACCAAGCAGTTAACTTGTCCTTCTTTACACCAATAGGCGGTATAAATTCGTGCCTCAATTTAACACCTAAGCCAACTAGTGCCAAGGCACGCCAACGCAATTCTTCATGTGCGCTTGTAGTTGCAATGTAGTCAATGTTACTGTAAGCATTTACATCTATCAGGTACTGTTCTTGTACATCTCTAGTACATTGTACCTGACTTGCCCAACGCTGTGCCATATAGGTACTAAGAGCTTTGCGACCATCATCATCTAGTTTGTCATAGTAATTGCCCTTGCGTAGGTCAATTGCCACCATCACTTGGTCAATAGGAAGCTGATACTTTGCCGACGCCGGTTCTTTTTTCTTAGTGGCCATGCGTATATTTTAAAACCAAATTTTGTTTAAGTCAAGTACTTCAGGAATCTTGTTTGTCTCTTTAAGGAAGAATGCACAGACTGGTTCGTTCTTTGATTCTAGTGGAACTGCTAGCACATGACCAAACTTTAGTTTAGGAACATACCATTTAACTTCTTGATAGATGTTTACTACCTCAACCTTCAACCATTCAGGTTTGTATCCGTTAATAGGATTAAACACAAAGGTACTAAAGCCACGGTCATTAAGACTCATAACGCTAATGACTTCTGGTTCTCCGTGATCGGGTTCTCCAATGATCAATGACCAATCAAGCGGAACCTTTAGTTCGTATTTTCCAATGCGTAGTACTGCGGCTGGACAACTAAAACTTTCTAAGAAGACCAATGGGACAAACATATAGTCAACCTCAGCAGGGTTGCTATAGTCTAAGACACCGTAACGCAAATCCTCGTCAATCTCTTCTGGTAAACGATCAAGGTCGTATGACAGATTATCAACTGTTAATATTCTCATTTATAAATTACCTTTTCAGTTTGATATGGATAGTTTGCTTCTTCGTAAAATTTCTTGCGCTTGGTCAAGTGTCTTTTTGCAAACTTTGCTGTACTTGTTATGTCCCATATCTGGACAAAATCTTTATCCTCAGCTTTTCTGATGCCTCGACCAATACTCTGGATAACTCTAACAAAACTCTTGCCAGGCTCGACAAGCACCAAATTAAAGATCCTAGGAATATTAATTCCAACTGCCGCCACACCGTATGTGGCGATAATAATTTTATTATCGGCTGTGGTAACTTCATCATATTCTTCCTTTCTGTCAACAGACTTCATTGCACCTGATACAAACACACTATCAGGTATTCTTTCTACCAACATCTTTCCTGATGCAATACGATCTACTAGCACAAGAGTATTGCCAGTTGTATTAATAGCACTGATTGTTCTTGCTAGTTCGTCCATTCGGCGTTCGTTGCTAGTCAAGTATGTTAGTTCTTCTTGATAAGTCTTATATTCAACCTTATCTTCAAACTGCAATACCTTAACATGGCATTGTGATAGTACACCAATGTCTTGTAATTCACTTGCCTGTAGTCTGTGCAATACATTGCCAAGACTTGCAAGTAGACTAACATACTCGTGTTCTTCTTTTGGAATGGTACCTGTCAGGCCCCAACGAATTGGAATATGAGCAAATGGTCCTGTTAGCATTGTTTTAAGAACATCAGCCTTGGCCATGTGTACTTCGTCAACAATTACTGCAACAAGGTCATCAGTAATGGCGTCAATGCCAATTTCACTTGTACCTTCTTTGTTACGCTTAATTAGACTGTTAATACTTTGCCAAGTAGCAATAGTATGTGTATGCCCTAGATCCTTTTCGTCACCAAAGTATACACCAACATCTAATCCCATGTTAACATAGTCTGCGTGAGTTTGACGCACCAAGTCTTTGTTGGGAACAATAACAATTGTACGACCATATGGTTCACAGGTTAAACTTAGTGCGGCAGTCATCAGTGTCTTACCTGCACCTGTAGCAATTTCCTGCACCCCATGTGGATTAGCAAGGTAGCGATTGATACACTCTACTTGATAATCGCGTATCTTAATAGGTTGCCCTTGTGCTGGGTGTCCCTTTGGCCAAGTAATGTGGCTGAAGGTGTCCTCGGTAACTTCCATAAAATTGAAATTATGTACTGCCCTGCGATCATCAATTTCTACTTGCCAGCCTTCCTCATCTAATATAGGAAGTACACGGTCCAGCAAATTTAAATATGTTGATCCAGCAGTCGAGAAGAAACTGATCTTACCATCCCACCTACCTAACCTAAAGGCTGGTACATGGTACGCATAAGGCAATTGATATTTTAGTTTAGCTTCACACCTGCGGCGAGTACTTGCATCCAGGTCATGGAACTTAACATTAACTTCATCTCGGATTTCTAATCTTGTTATTCCAGGCATAGTCAATTATAACATTACGCAACAACAATGTCTAATCGTATGTTGCCATAATGGCCATCAAGTTAAGTTGGGAGACTAATACTTATCTTAAAAACCATGGTTTTTAGCAGGCTCAAAAAATATATTTTAGCCAAAAAAAAAAGGACTCTTAAGAGTCCTTTCCCCACCAACTACATTCCACGCAAATAGTCAGCTGTTGGTGTTAAAACTTGAAACAGGCAAATAAAAATTTTGGGTTCTTGTCTGCTTCTTTAAATTGGTTGGTAACTACATCTGGTCTATGACTAAAGTCCAATTGTCCATCTGCAAAATAGTGAACATAAGATACTAGTTTTTGTGTGCCTTCTTTGCAATTAAAATGTTCTATTGTAAATGTCATAGTTCCATTTTCAAAGTACTTTTCAAAGCGAGCGCCTGTTACATCATCTGAAAGTTTTCTAGCGTATGCATGTTGCAGATATTCTTTATTTTGGTATATGGTAGACCACTCTTCTGCATTAGATGAAATGCTTACTGTTAGTCCTAATGCAATTAAAAGTGTTTTCATATAACCTTTAATCCGGGAGGGGTCCCCTCCCGGTAACTACCTACTAATTAAAACTCACGCTTCATTACAGTAGTTTCTGCAAGACGCTTCCAACGCTCACCTGCACCTGACATCTTCTTCAAGTCAGCAATCTTAATAACAGTACGCAAGCTCAACTCACGCAACTTGTCTTTGTTAGTGTCCACATACTCATAAAGTTCTTCTTTGGCACCTTCTTCAAACTCATAATGGTCCAACATGCCGTCCATCATAATTTGTTTGATACGCAACATCTTGTCACGGGTAGTGTCAAGAGTCAAGTCCAGGTAGTGACAACGGCTTTCCAAAGCACCCAAGTGGTCTTTGAGTTTAGCAGACTTCACATGCTCAAACTTAATGTTGGTGATGAAGATTGCAGTACCTTTGAAATCAAACTTGTCCGGGATACCTTCGCTACGCAACAGACGGCTGTCTGTATTCCAGCTAATGGTACGCTTCTTGGAACTGTCCAAAGCCGCTTTCAAAATGTTCAACGACAAGTCGTCAAGCAAGATGCTATCACAGTCGTCAAACACTAGCACATTGCCTTCGTCACTGTATTGGTACAGTTTAGCATACAAGCCAATTGCCGACATTGCACCTTTGACAACTTCGTAGCGAGGACGCTTGCCACCAATCTTGTCAAACATTGCGGCCTTGTTGAGAACTTTCTCAACGCCAAAGCTCTTACCGACTCCTGGAGGGCCAACAACAATCATAGCACGGACTGAACCGTCTACGGCACCTTCAGTCATTTCTTCGAGGATGTCAAAACGCTCACGAATACGCTCGATGGCCTGTTCGTCAGTTTCTAATTGCATGGGTTTTTCCTTGCGCTTGGGAGCATCGTAGTTAGCCTCAATGCTAGTGGTAGCACAATCCGCGGCACTAGCAGGCTCAATGTCACGCATGCCGTTAACTTTAATACGCACCTCGCGACCTGCAAACTCGCCTAGGCTTTCATCACCTAGTACTGTAACATAACCACCTTTAGTGCCTTCTTTGTAATCAGCAACAAGTTGGAATGTCTGGTTGCTAATGTTGAAATTGCGATATGATCCGCTTTTGATAGTAATGTATGCTGACATTTTTGGGTTCCTTTGCGTGGAATGGTTTAACACAAACTCTATTATGCTACAAAACGAACTACTTTGCAACCTCTTTTTTTGCTTTGTTGCATTTTTGCAACACGGGTTGTTTTTGTAGTGTTTTTCTGCATCATGTATGTATTATGCACTAAGTAGGCCCAAAGGTCAACCTCTTTTTAGCACTTTTTTGGTGCTGTAAGTCGTTGATTTTATTGGATTTTTTGCATTTTCAGCCTAAAAAGTGTGGGATTTTTGCACTTTTTAGCTGATTTTTTAGTTAGTACGCACTAACTTAACTCAGCGTCTTCCATGCCCGCAACACGGAGTTTGATTACATTGCTTAATTGCCATTGCTTAATGTCAATGCCTTTTATTAGGCCAAGGTATTTGTTACGCACAAGAGCAAATTCGTTGACAATACAATCCATGTCTGCTACTTCTGGTTCGCCATCGACATACTTCTCAGCGTCTCTGCTTGTCAGAGCACGATTGTAATG